CTTTAGATGCACCACCCGCACCTACAGGCTTCAGACATAGGTGGGTAAGAGCAGAGACTTTAGGTTTTAATGATACTAAAAACGTATCACAAAGACTTAGACAAGGTTATGAATTAGTGAGAGCTGATCAATACCCTGATGCTGATTTCCCCATTGTTGAAGACGGTAAATATTCGGGAGTAATCGGAGTTGGCGGCCTTGTGCTGACAAGGGTACCTGAAGAGATCGCTGAACAGAGAGCAAAGCATTACGCTGCGCAATCTGCAGAGCAAGTTGAAGCAATGGACAACGATCTTATGAAGGAACAGCATTCGAGTATGCCTATCAATGTTGATAGACAATCTCGTGTTACCTTCGGTGGCTCAAAGAAAAGTTAATTTTTTAACAATTACTACGACCACTGGATAAACTTAACCCGTAACTAATTTTTAGTTACAAATGGAGATAAATATAATGGCACTAACAAATCAAGACAATGCTTTCGGTTTGAGAGCAATAGGAAAAGTTGGCCAGAATAGAGATAACCAGGGTTTATCCGAATATGGCATCGCAGCTAGTTCATCAGCAATATACCAAAATGACCCCATAATGATGGCGGCAACTGGTAAAATTATTGTTGGTACAGCAGCGGCTGTCTTATTAGGATCCCTTAATGGTGTTTTCTATACTGACGCTTCTACAAACAAACCTACATGGGCTAATCACTTAGCGGCATCTAACACAGCAACAGATATTGTTGGATTCGTACATGATGATCCTTATGAAAGGTTTGAAGTACAATCGGACGCTGCACTAACAGTAGCGGAAGTTGGACTAAATGCTGATATAGTATATGCAGCTGGTGCAACACCCAACTATATATCAAAAGTAGAATTAGATCATTCAGATCTAAAAACTGCTACAGCACAACTAAGAGTGATCGGGATTTCGAAAGATCCACAAAATAATGCTGCGGGCGTCGTAGACGTTAATGCAGTAGTTATTATTAACGAACACTTCTTAAAAGGAACGGTAGGAATATAATGGCTATATCAAGAGGACAACTAGTAAAAGAACTAGAACCAGGTTTAAATGCTTTATTTGGCTTGGAATATAAAAACTACGAAAATCAGCACGCTGAGATATACGATACTGAATCATCAGACAGAGCGTTTGAAGAAGAAGTAATGTTATCTGGTTTTGCTTCAGCACAGGTTAAACCTGAGGGTTCTGGCGTAACTTTTGACAATGCTCAAGAGACTTACACAGCAAGATACACTCATGAGACTGTAGCTTTAGCATTCGCAATCACTGAAGAAGCGATTGAGGATAACTTGTATGATAGACTTGCGTCTAGATATACAAAAGCGCTAGCTAGATCAATGGCTCAGACTAAACAAGTTAAAGCGGTAAATCCTTTAACTCAAGGTCTACCTACTACTGATGGTTATGATTCAGGCGATGGTGTTTCTTTATTTAACACTTCTCACCCTACTATCAATGGTACTGTAGCTAATACACTAGCTACTCAGTCAGATCTTAACGAAACTTCATTGGAGCAGTCTTTAATAGACATCGCTGGAATGACGGACGAAAGAGGTCTAAAAATTGCTGCAAGAGGAATGAAAATGATTATTCCATCTGAGCTTCAATTTACTGCTGAGAGACTTATGAAGTCTGACCAAAGAGTTGGTACTGCTGATAATGATATCAATGCAATTAAATCAATGGGAATGGTTCCACAAGGTTATGTGGTTAACAATTTCTTAACTGATCCAGATGCATTCTTTATCACTACAGATGTTCCAAATGGAATGAAGTACTTCCAAAGATCAGCTATTAAAACAGCTATGGAAGGTGACTTCGACACTGGTAATGTAAGATACAAAGCTAGAGAAAGATACTCTTTTGGAGTTTCTGACTTTAGAGGTATCTTCGGTGTTGAAGGTTCGTAAGCAATAAAACTTTTTGTGGCCGGACATGTTTCGGCCACATTTAATTAATAGAAAGAAAAACTAATGAAAAAAACTTCCATAAATATCTGGGCCTATAGTCATCATGCTAAATTTAATATTGAACATGCTGAGGATACAGCTGAAAGTGTTGAAAAAGCAATACTTGACAAACTAGGAGAAAACAGTATAGTTTGGGAGCATCTCGGAAACAGCTATAATGATGAGATAAATCGAATAACCTATGAGGAGGTTAATGATGATACAAGACCTATACAAAGCAAAAAGGTCCTTGGAGTTGAAGTGGGAACAGGAGCATCTATCTAATGACAGGTATACTCTTGAAATGGTCAGAATTGATGACAAGGTTAAAGAAGTTATCACTAAGATCAAGCTTGAAGAAGCTCAAATTGCCCACAGGCAGAATAGCGTTGAAGGCGCTGCTCCGCAAGTTTCTGTAGCTACTTAGAACAAAAGCTACATCGCTGAAATCGCACTTTTACTGTAGGATCTCTTGCACTCTATTAAAAAATAACATATAATTTACACACTATATATAAATAAACTTTAAATGTAGACGCGTATAGTCGACAACCCTAGGGACTACATTTAAATATTCTAGGAGGAATATAAACATGGCATCAACAACAACCTTTACAGGGGTCGTTCGTTCAGAAAACGGATTCTCTGATATAACAAAAACAGCATCAACTGGTGCAATTACTACTAACTCTACTTATGGTACTAACGCTGATATAGGTGGAACTTTAGATGTAACAGGTGTAACAAAACTTGCAGGAGCAACTAACTTAGTAACACCTTATGTATCTTTAACAGCAGCAACTTCTGCTCCAACAGCAGCACAAAGTGGAACTACTTTTGTTTTTAACAGAGCAGCAGGTGTAGTAGTAACTTTACCAGTTGCAGCAGTTGGTATTAGATATAAATTTATCGTTGGTACAACAGTTACATCTAATGTTTTAAGCATTAAAGGATCATCAGCTACAAATGGTTTTACAGCTTACTCGATGGTTTCTGTAAAAGATAAAGATAACAATGTTACTCAAGATAAAATATTTTTAGCAGATGGATCAGATGATGATGTATTTTCTATGAACGGTGGAACTACTGGTGGATTTTTAGGTAGTGTTATCGATGTACTTGGCGTAGCAGCAGGTGGAGCTAGTTTTGCAGCAGTATGGCATTTAAATAGTGACTTACTTATTGCAGACGGTACTTTAGCAACACCATTCGCATAATAATTAATAACTAGAGTGGGGCTTTGACCCCACTTAGTAATCTTGATTAAGGAGGGATTATGGCAGACGTAGTAACAGGACCAACTATCATGCAAGAAAATGATGTTAGAGTGGTTATAAAAATAGTAAATCAATCAGACGGAACAGGTGGAACAACTATATTTGGAGATGTTTCAGCATTAGCAGCAAACGCAAATGGACAAACTTGTCTACACTTAGTGTTACAAAGAGTATGGTTCTCTAGTGACACTGGAAATGGTGGAGATTCTTTTGCTCGTTTAGACGAAGAAGATGATGATGGCGATATACCTATCATTGGTTTAACTGGCGCAGCTTATTGGGATTTTAGAGAGTTTGGTGGATTAAAAACTGATAAATCAAACAACACTAACGAAAGCGATGTTAACTTTGTAGTTCCCGGTGCAGCAGACTCTGGAAACATGTACACAGTAGTAGCTGAATTTATAAAATTATATTAGGAATAAACTATGGCCAACACAACGTCAGGCGCAGTTATTTTTGATAAAACCTTTGCTGTTGATGAAATAATAGAAGAAGCATACGAGAGAATTGGTTCTCAAGTAAGCTCCGGTTATCAATTAAAAACAGCAAGACGTTCTTTAAACATTATGTTTCAAGAATGGGGTAATAGAGGTTTACACTATTGGGAAGTAGGAGAAACTGATATTAATCTTGTAGAAGGTCAAGCTGAATATATATTTTTTAGAGCAACTTCAGATGGTACAAGTGCAGTTACAACTCCTGCTAATACTTATGGTGTAGCAGATGTTCTTGAAGCAACTTTAAGAACAAGTAGAACTGCAGTAGGTCAAGCAGATTCTGCACTTACAAAAATTGATAGATCAACTTATTCTGCACAAGCAAATAAATTATCAAAAGGTACACCTTCAAAATATTTTGTACAAAGATTTATAGATAAAACTACAATAACTGTTTATCCTACACCAGATTCAACTAACGCTGCTAAAGCAGTGCATTTTTTCTTTGTTAAAAGAATACAAGATGCATCAGGAAC